TTAAGCAAAGAAGAGAGCAGAACGATGTAGGAACATCGCGAGATTGTGGCTGGACCTATATTCGGGGGTTGACCACCCAGATGTATCAAGATGAAATTTTAGTCCCCCTCCAACGTTGACCCGCCGTTTCTCTACCCCGTCCTTATAGTAGATAATGTCAACACCGTCGTAGACAATCTGAAGCAGGGTGGTGGTTGAATACGGCTCATTTGTTCCCAACACATCTCCACTACCACTCTCCCTGATTTGAAGAGTGCCGTCGATATAACAATACCAGGCGTAATCCAGGTTCTCCCAACTGTTGGAGGCTGTCGGATTGCTACCAAGACCGACCATACACCTACCGTTAGTCTGATCAGGAGTAAAACTGATCAGAGCTGATCCCACGTAGAACTCTTCGGTGTAGGCACTATTCGCCCACCCACTGTTCGTCCCGAAGGTTATACGGTTACCAGCAATTGAAGTGCTTCCATCTGTTGTAACCAGGGTCAGGGATGGGAAAGAATTCAACGTCGCTAAATCCCCCGCCCCTAGACCCGGTAGGGTAGTAGCGCCGAGATTGACCGGGTTTCCAGCTCCATCAGTATAAGAGAGTGTCCCGTCTGGGTTAAGAACGATGCCTGAGTTAATAAAATCTGCCCGGTTATCCGCTGTTGCATCAATCATAACGGACCCATCCGGGGCATAAATCTTTAGGGCATTCCCCTGAATGAGACCACTTTTGTCAAGCTGCCAGCCCTGTTTAGTGATAGAATTCCAATTATCTGATTGGATTATCCCGGCAATACTGGCATTGGTGATGACACCGTTACCGATCTGAGCCGCATCCGTGATCAACAGGCCTGTTGACAATTGATTGGCCCCGATAGTCCCCGCCAGGATTGTATCACCATCAATCAGGACCTTACCCAGATTGACCTGCATATCTGATCCGCCTTTATAGACGGCCAGAATGCGCTTGCTTTGCCCCGTCGCCGTGGTCAGGTTTGTGGTGGACCTTAATATGGTCTCACCCTTGTTGTAATAGACATATATCGTGCCGCTCGTCCAGTCGGCTTGACCGGACGTGATGCTTTTTGTGGTGACAGTGGAGCCCTCGGTGATAATGGCGCTTCCCGCCGTCCACGTGATCCGATCAGCGGTCGGGCTGTTGGCGGCAAAGGTGATCGCCTCAAAATCATATTGTGTCGTATCAAAGACCGGCTCCGGGTTCGTCAGCACCCCGATTTCCGCGCCCGCCTGATAATCGTTGTTAAAGGTATCCGTTACCCCGATCCTCAAATAATATTGAGTATTTGGATCGGCCGGAATTGTGATCAACGTTTCCCGACCGGAATAAACCAGATCCGCATTCAGATCGACCGGGCTGGTGGTCGATTTCCAGATCAGGACAGAGTCCCAGTCCGCTTCGCCCGGCCGGTCAAAGCTCACATAAATAAAACTGTCCGTCTTTTCCGTGGTTACCGTTGGCACGGCCGGCAGAGGGTTTGTGACATCAAGGATTGTCGGCGTCACCGATTCCGCGCCATTGGCGTCCACCTCCACCACGGATATCCGCAGGTCCCGGACCGCTGCGCCGCCGGAATCCGCTTTATTGGATTTATAATCATAAGTATAGCCAGGTTCTTTCGGCGTCACGGTCCTGAGCAGGATCGGGCTTGCCGGCGTGGTCGCGTCATAAATTTCGACTTTATAATGATCAAAGATCAGATTGCTGGATCCGTCCCAGGCAAAGGAGGGGCTTGGCCCCTCAAATGTCGCGGCGTCAAGTCCTCCCACAAGCCGCAATCCGGTAATATCGCCCGGAACATCCTGCAAGCCGTCAAGGATCAGGGTCGCGGAGGACGCCAGCCGTTTCGGCAGCTTGATACCCGTGGGGCTCACCGACAGCACGCGGATTTTAATGCTTTCCCCGGCCACAAGGGGATAGGGGACCTTGTATATTTCGTCGCGGGTTATTCCCAACAGCGTATACAACCCGTTCGGGTCCTCTTCATAAACCTCATAAGTTTCCGCCGCGCGACCCGGCGCAGCGCGCCAGGTCACCACTACTTCCGATTTATACTGCCCGGCCTCCACCACAATATTTTCCGTCAGGGTCAGACCCAGAACGGGCGCCGGGGCGGATGTATCCGGGTTATAGGATATCTGCGGATCAAATGGCGGAATCGAATCGGTATCTGCATCCTGGATCGCTGGCGCGCGGTCCACGACCGTCATTTCAAACTCCAGGTCGTCAATCGGATTGATCTCCTTGACCACCACGTCCCGAACCTCCTTGTCCGTCTCTCCGAAAGATACAAGGTCGCCGACGGCGGGGGAGGACGCGGCGGCGATCGGCGTGACAAACTCAAGTCGCCTGGTCTCCCCGGCAACGGTTTTCACCGCCGCGGTCATGACGATGGCGACGGGGATCGGCCGGCGGATCGCGACGCTGTAGGTCTTCCCGGACTCTATCTGGCAATATTCGTCCAGCGTGATTGCCGTCACATCGCCAGACCCGTCCGTCTCGATGCCGGCGATCTTGCCCACGGAAAGCCCGTGGCGCGGCACATCGTGATTAAGCACCACATAATCGCCCTTGCGGACATTGTAAGCATCAATCCCGGCCCGGAAGCTGATGACCTCGGGCCGCAGTTGCAGGTTGGCGAGATAATATCTGCCGTAAGTCCAGGCCGCCTCCTTGCGGGTAATGCCGGCCGCGGGCAGGTCCTCAATGACCTTTGCCGTCAATTCGTCATGGCCATCGGCATAGACGATCACGGCCGTCTCTTGATATTCCTGATCCTCATCGCCGTACAGGACCCGGAAGGCGTGCGGCATTTCTTTAAGGATAAAGCTGCCGCTCAAACCCCGCGTGTTGCGGGCCGTGAACATGCCGCGCGGCTCCGCCTGCACCACATCGCGCACCACGCCCAACTTGCCGCCATACCCGTCTCTGACCGCGCGGCCTACGGAACAGATTTCAGTGAGAAGATCCGCCATGTTCGTTTTTTGTTCGATGACTTTGTCATAGTAAAATTTAGCGGCGGCCGTCCGCGAATCTATCGCCTCGCAGTCTTGCCACCAGCTATAAATCGAGGTCATGTCAAGACGATTATCCGGCATTTTGTATTTGCTGGGCGCTCCCCGCGCCAGATAACAAAAGGCCGCCGCCGCCGCGCGGGTGCGGTGATTGGCCATCCGCGCGTCCTTCGCCGGACCCGCCGCCATGTCCCGCGTATCCTTCGGATCGATCCAGACCTGATTGACGTCATCCCAGTACGGATAAAGCCGCTGCACCATGGCGTTGATGTTGGAAAATGCCCCGCCGGACTGATCCGTCACCCTGATCTTGATCGCCAGGCGTGCCGTGCCTTTTTTCCTGATCGGCGGATCATTCTTGATGCTGCGGATCTCCAAAAGCTGGGTCTTGTCCTTGATCTTGTCGTCAGTGCTGGCGGCGGTCTGGCGGACGAGCCGGATTTCATATTGCCCGCGCGCGGGGAAAGAAATGGATTTCTGGAAGGCGCGTGGATAATCGGTCTGCGCCGCAAAGCTGTGCTGCGCGCTGCCGCTCGATGTGATTGGCGATCCAAAATCATCAGGGATATACACATTTCCCCCGAAAAAATTATACCACGGCCAATAAGTCGTCCCGCCGGTCGAGCTATAGACCGTTGTGATATTGTTCCAAGTCACATTGCCCACTTTCCGCCACTGTATTGTCACGGACACGGCTTTCGTGGATTTTTTTCCCTTGTCATTCCGCTTAATCAAACCTTCGGGGAAAAATATATCCAGTTCCGCGGCGTCGATATTCGCCTGGGTGGTCACAATCTGCTCCACGCCCGGCTCCAGCGTCAGGCCGTAACTGTCTGTCGTCACGTCATTGCTGTAGAGCTTGGGGTCCGGATCATCATCCCAACCCTGCAACACCTCAAGGTCCACGTCCTCATACTCTTTCAGGGGCGTATCGCCGATACGGATATCTGATATCTCCAGAGGGCCATAGCCAAAATCCAGCAGCGAGACCTGATAACGGTCGCTGCCCCGGGTCTGCATATAGGACGCCGCCGCCATCGGCGGAAAATAGCGGACCTTGCCCAACACAATCGGCACGGGGGATCCGGGCCGCAACTGATTCGACAGCCCGCTGGACGTGGTCGGACTCTCGCCGGCGGAATCAATCTGCGGCGCCTTGACGGGAATCAGCGCATTGAGCGCCAGGAACCCCACACCCACAATAAGCCCGGCCGCAAGCGCCGTCTGAAGGGCGATACTGGTGCCGACGGAAAGTCCGACGGAAAGACCCGCATTAACCAGAGCCGATCCGAAAATCGACGCGCCGAGCGCGGGGGCCGCATAAAAAGCCGCGACCATGATCGCGATACTGAAAACGGTGCGCAAAACCTTGCTTCCGCCGCCACCTTCTGGGCAAAAATCCAGCAGCACGGTGACGCCCGCGCGGGGTCGGACGCGCGGCCAATGCGCGCGAGGCACGCCCCACTCGCCGCGCGCCGTTTGCAGCGTGACGCTGACCTTGCCCCGGATTGTGGGCGGCAACCGGTCCACGATCTCCTGCAAAGTGGGCCGGCACCCCATCACCTGAAAATCGAGAAAATGTCGCCGCGCCGCTTGCGGCATGGATACGGGCTGCAGGACGACGTCCGTCCCGACAGGCGCCGCGTCATCTCGATCTATGGAAACGATTTTGTTCATGTTTTTTCAAATTCCGACAAGACTTTTGTGACAATAAAATCCTTCGATCCGGTGCCGCGGCCAGGCCGCGGACGGATAATCCATCACCTGCACCTCGGCGCCGCGGATGGTGTGCAGCATTTCTTTTTCCGATAAAAAAATCGCGACATGAAACGGGATCTTCCCGGCGCGCCACAAGATCAGGTCACCACGAACAGGCCTCGCCGTCCTTACCCAGGCGCCGCCGCGCCGATGCCGGTCAAACACCGGCCCGCTTTGTAACGGACAATGAATATCCCCGACCTCCCCGGCATATGACCTTATGCCGATCGAATAGACCTCCTGATAAAGGATATAGACCAGCCCCCAGCAATCCGCGCCCGACCGGCTCCGCCCATGCGGCAGGAAGGGGACGCCCAAATAATCCTTAACCCGGAAGGATGGCCGGATAATCGACATTATTAAACGTGTCCGCCGGCACGGATTGCTTGAGAAAATCGCCAATGGTCAGCGTGCCGGAGACATACATCGCATCCCACTCCACATTCGCAAGTTTCATAAAAATCGGTCCGTACTCGATCACATTCAGGGCCGAGGACCGACAGACAAACATGGTCATATCCGCCTCGGACTTATTGATCAGGGTCCTCAGAGTATCCGTGATTGCCCTGTCTACGTTCGGCACCCTGATCGCGCCCTTTCCGCCGCCGCCTTTCGGCAGGTCGATCTCAAACATGACGCCGGTCCACACTTCCCCACCCTGGGTCACGTCCTCGCCATTGGCGACAAAGCGCAGCGGCTGGGCAAGATCCACATGCTCGACCAGGACAAAATGCAGCCACACATCTTCCTGCGCGCCCCCGAAAGCATCCTGCAACCCCTCCAAAGTCGTCATTCGCTCACCACCCGCAATTTCATGCTCAGCCGCCAGCCCCGCACCGCGCGGGTCGCGGCCGTCAAATCGAAATCCATGATTTTAAAAATCACGGCCTCGCCAAGCGGCGTCGAAAGTCCGGAAAAGGACTTAAGGCCGCCGAAAAGAGTCGTCTTATAAAAAGACTTGAATGTCTGCGCCTGCGCTTCGGTTAGGTCCATTTCGTATGTGGTCTCCCCGCCGGCAAGGGTGGACCGGCGACGCATCACCGGGTCCCCCACGTCCGGCGTGAAGGTGATCCTGTTGTCCGCAAAGGGCTCATTGGCGCCAAACAACGGCTTTTGCGGCAATGCCGCGGGCCATATCTCCGCCATCATCCGATCCTTTTAAGGCCATATGTGGCCTCCAGCGTCTGCGCCATGGGCCCGCGACCGGCCACGTCCCGGGCGCCCGCCTGACCGATATAGACATCAATCTCCCGCGCGCCGCCGCTTCCGCGCCGCTCCCGGGTTTCGACCTTTTCACCGGACTGATTATAAATATTAACGATGACCGGGGACGACGCCATCCGCGCATTGACACCCAGTTTTCCGTCGCTGGCGCGCTCCAGCGGCAGGATTCCTTCCGGCCCCGCCTCGCCCCGAAGGCCCAGATCTCCGTTCGCCAGGGGAAAATATTCCGGGCCCGTGACCACGCGGCCCCGGTGGACGCCGCCTAGGGCGAAAGGCACGACATTGCCGCGCTCCACCACATTGCCTTTGGCGGACGGGACCACGACCGGCAGGCCGAAGGCGGCGCCGATGCCGGAAAATATCTGACCGAAAAGCCCCTTGACCTGATTCATCAGCAGCGCATCAATCAACATCTGGCTGATTGTCGCTTTAAACGCCCGGCCGATCCGGTCAAAACTGACCTCGCCGTCATCCGCCATTTCGATCATAATAGACCGCCAGGTATCCGCAAACTGCTCCCCGGCCTGGCGGCCCTGGTCAATGCTTTTCAGATATTCATCCGTTTCCCGCGCCGCATTGCGGCGAATGAGGGAAATCGCCTGTTCCTTTTCTTGTTCCGTGGCGATCCCCGCCGCCGCGCGCGCGCGCCAGATCTCAATCTGCGCCTCGCTTTCCCGGGCAATCGCCGCCGTGATATTTCCTTCGGCGCGCAAATGCGCCGTCACCATATCGGCCAGCATTTCTTTCGTCTGCGCCAGGGCTTCCCCGCGGCGCTGTTCCGCCTGATGCCAGGCGGCGGCATTCCGGGCCGCGGTCTTGACCGGCAGCAATGCCGCCTCGTCCTCAAAGGACAAGGCCGCCGGCGACGCGACGCCCGCGGCCGTCGCCGGGGGTGCCGCGGCGGCGGGGGAGGCCGCCTCACGAACGACTTTTTTATACCTCTCAATCGTGGCGATGGTTTTTTCAAGATCCTCGCGCACCTGCCTGATCTGACCGTCTAGGTGCCCTTGCGCGGCAATTTTGCTTAAATTCGGCGCGAACGCAAAACTTCCCGCCAGATCCTTCTGCTGATCGGCCATCTTCCGGCGATACTCCAGATCCAGCAGCTGCTGCTCAAGCTCCAGCCGCTTGATATCCAGTCCATTAATTTTTTCGGCGTGCAGGTCTTTAAGGCTCCTGGTCTGCGAATCAAGCTCCGCATTCAGCTGCTTGAGATATTGCCGATGACTTTCCGCCTCCCGCGCCGCATCGCTTTGCCGCGTGGCCAGAAGATAAAGACCGCCGGCGGCGATGACCGCCGCCCCCACCGGGCCGCCCACCAAGGCCAGGGCCGCCGCCGCAGCGCGGCTCGCCACGGCCATGGACGCCATGCCCGCCGCAGCAAGCGGGGAGACGGTCGCCATCATGCGCAGGCCCGCGACCGCGCCGGCCGGACCAATTATCGCGGCATTTAAGGCCGTAATCGCGGAGGACGCCGTCCGCGCCACCACCAAGCCGCCGATCACGGTGACAGCCGTCTGACCGTGCTCCACAAACAGCAGTAGGGCATCCGTGGAGACCCGGATTACGGCGCCAAGATTTTCACCCAAACTTGTCGCCAAATCATCATTCACCGCCACAAACTCCGTGACCTGTAGACTTGCTGCGCGGATTGCATCATTAAAACCTCCCTCGCCTATTTTTCGCGCAAAGCCGGACAAATTCTGATCCATATTGCTGATCACACCGTTCAGCGTGTCCATCTGATCAATCATCGCCGTGGAGAAATTTACATTTCCTATCGTCCTCAAATATCCTTCAATTTCTTCGGCGTTTTTTCGTACTGTTGTGGTAACGCCCTGAAAGGTAAAGGAAACTTTATCCCCCTCTTGACGTGCCTTGATCCCGAATTCTTTTAGGCGCTCAAATTCCAGTGTGACCGCATCCGCGACGGCCTCGACAAACTGATCAAGCGTCTTGTTCAGGGCCGAGGCCGTATTGCCATAGGACCTTAACGCTTCTTCCGACGGGTCAAGGCCCAGAGCCTTGAGCTTCGTAAAACCCTGAACCACCTCATCAAGCTGGAAGGGCGTATTCGCCGCGAAATTATCAAGATCCTGTATAATCCGCCTGGCCTCATCAACGCTGCCCGTCAGAGACTTAAGGCTGGCCTCATAGCTTTCAAAGGCTTTGTTTTCGCGCAAGACAAATCCGGAAAAGCCTTTAATCCCCTGCAACCCGGCATAGGCGCCGATCAGGGCGGCGGCTTGCCTGAGCATCCCGTTGACATGGTTCCCCGCGGCGTTCAACGCGCGCAATTCCGCCGTCGCGGGCCTGGTCGCGGACGTGATGCGATTCATGCTGCGTTGTCCCGTCTGCCCGACGGATTCCAAGTCGCGTTTTAATTGCTTATCGCCTTCCGCGGACAAACGGACCGAGAGTCTTTTTTCAGTCGCCATTCTCAGCCTTATCCCTTAAATCGCGAATTGCTTCGCGCCATCCCAACACCGCGCTGGGCCATAATTCCAGCACGGCGCGGCGGTCATATTGATATTCGTCACACAATTCCATCACATCACGGGTCCCGATCCGGTCGGGATCCGCGCCCAAAAAGCGATAGACCAGATCAAGCACCTGATGCCCCTCTATCGTCTTGGGCTCGTTTTCGATTTTCGGGCAGAATTCACCGCCTTCGCCCCTTTGTCCCCAGCTGCACGGCGCGCCCTCTTCGCGGCAGGCGCGGCAGTATTCGTTTCCGGGGCCGGCATCCCATCTGATGCGGCCCCGGATCCGTTTTTTTCCGCCGCCAAAAGCTCCCGCACGCCAAGATATTGGCTATGAAAGGATTTTCGGATCAGGGGCGCCAGGGTAAAGAGATCCTCGATCGCCTGTTCCGTGACCGCCGCGGGGACGTCATTTTTATCATAAACGCCGGTCCAGGATATAATCCCGGCGACAGCGCGGCCAACGGCGAAACAATGTTGCGTCAGGGCAAACCGCGAATCCTCGTCCTCAAGATCCGGCAAACCGTCCAGGGATTCGCCGAAATCTTTCCGCCGGCGGTATTCTTCTCCAATCTCCCGCAGCTTGCGATTTAAATAGGTCTCTGCCAGCAGGTCCACATGGCCGTCATAAGGCCGCACCTCCACCGTGACGCCATAACCCAGATCAAGGTTGTAGGGCGCGCTTTTTAATCCCAGACGTATCGCCATGATCAGTAGCTCAGCACGTCATTGATCAGATTGACGGTCATCATCTGACCGGACACGGCGTCATAGGCCGCCTGAAACGCAAAATCGACCTCGATGCCGCCCGGCCCGGAAACCGGCGTCTTTGGGCGAGGGAGGAAGACCCGGTGAAAAATAAACTCTAGAAGATTGTCATTGTCGATTTTGTGCCGGAAGGTCAGTTCCACGGGCGTATTGCTCGTGGCTTTGTCCAAAAGCGTACGGTCGGCAAAGCGGGTGCGGATATTTCCCGTCGCCGTCGCCTGGCCCGGGTCGATCCCGTCGATCAGGCCGTCCGCGCGGATGGTCTCCACCGGATCCAGGCCGTTGGAAAAACTCACGGACCCGCTCAATACATTCGCCGCCTGGGATCCGTCGATATCGATCTGCCCCTGGAATGTGCTGAACCGGGTCAATGCGTGATCCGCATCCGGGGTCCCGTGCTGCGATGTGCTGTTCGAGGTCTCGCCCTGCCCCATCACTTCAAGCTGCGCCTGCGCCTCACCGGTGCGCTGAAAATCCAGCTGCAGGCTGTTGACCAGCGCGCCGAGGGAGACGACATATTCCGGCACCTCCGGCATCACCGTTTCCAGGGAAAAGCTCGGCAGGCTCTGGGCGCCGGAAAGATAGGTATGCGTGACGACACCCATGTTATCGACGCTCGCGGGAGCGCCCAGCAACATTTTCAGCCAGAACCCGATATTGCGCAGATCCACGGGGACGACCAGCCGCCCCGATACGGAGACCGCGCCCAGCGAAGGGTCCTGGGCGTCGCGGCCTTGGCCCAACAGGGTGCTTTCCTGCAAATCCTGCTGGGCGCGGACGTCCACGCTGTGAAAGGGGAATTTTCGAAACCCGCCGGACGGCTTGGTGCCGTAAACTGATTCTGCCGCGGCATAAAGTTTTGCGTTCGCGCCGGTCGCACGTGCCATTTTCTATTCTCCTGATGGTTGTGTTTTATCCGATCGGATTGTCCGATCCATATTCAAAATAAACACTGATAATCGCCGCCTTGATATTCTCTCCGCCCTCGACGGGCTCAAGCACAAGCCCCACCTCGCCGTCAAGCCGCGCCCAGTCCACCGTGCCGCCCAGCGTCTCCTGGCCCAGAAGGGCAAGGGGCATTTCCGATAAAATATCGTCCAAAACCTGGTCGCGGGCCGCGCTGTCGGCGGATTGCGCAAATACATTGATCTCTGCAGCCCAGGTGATCACATGATGCGGCGGGCCCAGATAGGATTCGCGCGTCACCTCTTCGCCGTCATGCAAGATCACAAGCCCCCCTTGCGGAATTTTCCTGCGGCCATCCTGATTGCGCACCACCTCGACGCCCAGCGGCTGAAAATGATCAATCAGCACTTGCGCCAATGCCCCGAGGGCCGCCTCACGCCTTGTCGTCATGATCTTTCCAGTGTCTTAAAATACTGCGCGGCAGCGCCGCCTGCGCGCGGCGGGCATGGGAGAAAAATGAAATCTTCTTGGGAATTTTTACGCGCGAAACCAACCAGAACATCGGCGCCGTGACCCGGCCGCGCAAATCAGACCGCGCGCCGCGTGTTTTCGTGGCCTTCCGCGCCCGAATCTGCCGCACCCGGCCAGGATTCTTTCCCCCGGCCGCGCGCATTCCATCTGCGACCAAAAGACTTGCGCCCCGCGGACGATAGACAAAGCGCAACTTAATGCCCGTTGCTTTTTCAAATGCTGCCGGCGACGCCCGCTTGCCAAAGATTTTTTTCGGCGCATTCGGCGTCGGAATGGCCAGATAAAGCCCGTCGCGGCCCTTGATGGTCAGGCCTCGCTCAAAACCCTCCATGATGTGCGGGGCTTTAGTGTAGACCGCGCCCGCGGCGCCCAGGGATTGTCCGGATCGCGGGTAAATCTCGCCGCGCCAGCTGTTGGCGAGGCGTCGCCCAAGCCCCGCGCCCACGACATCGCGGCGGACGGCGGCCTTTAATCTTCCGACCTCGTCGCGGATGCCGGAAGTCACGGCCTTTTCGGCGCGGCGGACCTCAATCCGCATCTGTTTTTTAAGATCGCCGCGCAGCGCCGCTTTCAGCCTCACGAATTATCCCCCAAGCTCGATAATCCACACGCGACCCCGCGGATCCTTCCGGGGCTCTCCCTTGACCACATGCCGGCGGCCATCAAAATCAAACTGGTCGGCGGGCCGCAGATCCGGAATCGCCTTGACGGGGACCCGGATGACAATTCCCCCGGTCACAAAATCCTCGCCGAAAATATCCGTCGTCTGATCCGCGACCGACCGGATAAAAAGCACGGACAGACCGGGCCCGGCGCCACCCTGATACCAGGTCGCAGGCTCCGTGAAATCCGGATTGCTGTAGACCCGGTCTGTCAGATCGTCGAATATCATCAAAGGTTAAGCCACACCCGACCCACCGTATCGCTGGCCGCCGCGGCCCGGGCGGCGCAGCCGATCAGGGTATTCCCCGTCGCCGTGGTGGTGCAGTTTTTTGCCGCATCATCCCAATAGACCTTGGCCCCCTGGGCCCAGGCCTGGGCGCCGACCTTGGTAAGATCGAAAACCCCCTCGGTCATCACCTCCACCTCGTCGCCATTATCCGCATCGCCCGTGGCCACGCCAAAAATGGAGCCTACAAGGACCCCGGCTCCGGACACAATCGCCGCGGGCGCGATCAGGGTCAGGGTCTTGCCCATCTGAATATAATTTTTCATTTCAAAACCTCATTTTTTCAATTTCCACAAAATCAGGGCGGCCCCGAGGGGCCGCCCCTCAAGGCCGTTAAGGCGGGGATCAGGCCCCCGCGTTTTTAAACATGCCGCGCCAATCGATCGCCGCCGCCGCGAAATCGTCGCGCACTTTAAGCTCGACGCCATCCACGTCAAAACCCACGCGGCTCTCCGTGTAAACGCCGGACTGCCCCTCCAAATAAGCATACTCGATTGTATCGATCATGGCCGGGTCGGCGACAAGATACCAGGCCGTCTCGCTGGCCGCGTCAAGACGCGGATCGACCAACAACTCTAGGCTGCCCTTGAACGGGTTCTCATCGGCCGCCTTGGCCGGGACAATCTGGGTGGACAGGAATTTTTCCGCCTCCGTCTCCAGCGCCGCAGGCGTCAAAAGGAACCTCGGGCGGACCATGACCGGCGTCTTGCCGTCCAGGCCCTTTTGCGTGCGCATCTTCTTGCGCCCCTCGGAAAGGCTTGCCACCGAAATCGCGGCGGCCGTGCCCAGATTTTTATGATTGGCGTGGAACAACGCCGAGCCATCACCCATCAACGGATTGCCGGTGATGATGCCCATCACGATACTGCCCTCAAGCTCCGCGGCCTGCCGTCCGAACATCATTGGCAGGCGACTGAAGGCGTCCAGATCGTCATTGATGATGGTCTGGCGCGTGATGCCGATGATCTTGCCATAGGTCGCGAGCTTGTAGCTCTCTTTCGCTTCGCCGACGCTGCCGCGCTTGAATTCACCGGATTCATTGACTTTTTCAAGGCTCGGCGCTTCGCCCAGCTGCACCCGGGTGACTTCGCGGAAATCCGCCACGGTGACGCGCCGGGCAAAACGGGCATAGACCTGCTCCACGGCCTCATAACTGCGCCGCAGGGTCCGATTGACCGTATTGCCCAGGATGATCGGAAAATCGCTGGTGGTCATCATCCCCGCGCGCTCCATCCCCAACGCAATGGCCGCGACCTCGTTCCGGGTCATGCCGCGCGTCCGCACGCCGTTGACCTCGATACATTCCCGCGCCATGTCAATAAGCGACATGCCGCGATATTGCCGCGCCGCATCGCTCAACTCCACGGCGCCGGGGTTCGCGCGGTGCAGGAGCGCGGTCTCCATTCCGGCGCGACGCGTCTGAACTTCGTCCTGACCGCCGACCGGCATGGACACATGCGTGCGCTGCTGATCTTCTTCCTGATCCGCGGCCCGCTCATCAAACATCCTGACCTTCGCCTCATCGACGCTCAGGCCCTCATTGATGTATCTGCCGGCGGCAGACTCCTCCAGCCCGAAGGACCGGACGGCGGCCATGATCCCCTGGATCCGCGTCCGCTCGGCGGCCCTGATTTCACCCTCATCAACCGCCGCAACGGGTTCGGGCGGAGACTCGCGGCCCTCATCCCGGGAAACATCGTCATTATGAGACCGATTTTCATCATGATCGGCGGCCCCGTCCGCTTTTTTGACATTCTTAGGCATCTCGTCAACCTCTTCTTTTGGGGCCTGGGCCCTCACCAATTCGCAGGGCATGCTCACATCTTCGCGCCGGCGGACCCCCGCGTCCACATCTGCCGGCACCGTCACAAAGGAGACCTCAAAGGGCTCCCAGTCCACGGCCCGATATTCATCGGGCTTGTCGTCATGTTCTGTAATTTCATATTTTCGGACCGAATATCCGACCGAAATATTGCGCAAAACGCCGTCGGAAATATCTCGCCAGATGCCGTCCACCTCTTCGCGACCGGAGATCTTTAACCGCGCCATGGCCTCATCGCCATCAATCCAGGCGTCCTCCACCACCCCGATCTGATCGCCGATGCGCCAGAAAGAATGGCTGTTCAGGACCGGCGCGCCCTTTTTAAGCCGCGCGAGGTCAAGATGTTGCGGGTCCAAGGATAATTCCTCGTAATATTTGCCCCGGCTCCAATTGTGCCGCAGCACCCGGGCCCCGGTGGAAAACACCACATCCACTGTCCGCTTTTCCGCGTCCATTGTCGCCGGCACAAAATTCGCTTCCCGCGTCTGCGCAGGCAGATCAATCGTCTGATTTTGATGTTTTTTCGGCATCGTCTTCTTCTCCCGCGCCACCTGCGGCGGCGACCTTTTCCGTTGATTTCATATCCACCCGTGCATCCGTGGTCAGCTTCAGGCCCTTTTCGTCCAGGATCTGATTGATTTCCGCGATTTCCGCCAGATGCTGATCCGGATCCCGGCCGCGGGTGGAAAGCGACTGACGCAAGGTTTTCAGACCAGCGCGGATGGCGTTTTCCTCGGCCTGTTCGTCCTTCAGCGGATCGACCCACGCCCGGACCGGCGGGGTCCAGTTGGCGCGGGAAAACCCGGGAGGCCTTTTGCCCAAAAAGACCATGTTTTGATCAATCGCCGACCAGATTCGGCGACAAAGCTGATGCACCATCATATGATTCTGCCACATATCAAGGATCTGCCAGAATTCGACCTTGCCGCCGCGCATCGACCCGTAATTGACCGCCTTAAGGTCCCCGGTCAGCTGCTCATAGGTGACGCCGATTCCGGCGGCAATCGCATGCAGCTGCGTATACATATAATCGCTATACCCGGAAAATGCCGCCGGCGCCCCGAAGGATACTTCCTGGCCGTCCTTTAAGTTAAAAATCCGGCCGGGCGACAGCCGCTCCTGCAATTCGCCCTGACTGTTTTTCGCCGCTTGGCCCGTCAGGCCGCCATGACCCAGCACCCCCTGATTCTTGACGAAAGCCACAAAACAGGCCTCGATTTTCTTGCGCACCAGTTCCGCGTCGTCATAATCATCCAGGTCGCGCATCTTCATAATGACCGGCGCGACCCACGGAACCCCATGCACCTGACCGGGCCGCAGCACGTCAAAGACCGGGATGATTTCTTCCGCCGGCACCCGGCGGCTGACAAAATTATTTCGACCGAACCCCGCGATCGCCTCTCCCGGATGCTCCGGGAACATCCAATAGGCGCGCCGGCGGCCATGGCGGTCAAATTCAACCCCCTGAATGATCACCCCGCCATCTTTCAAGGCTTCATTTTTTTCAAAATCCACGAAATCCGGCTCCAGGACTTCCAACTGCACCGGCACATCCAGGGCCCACGATGACGGCCGCAGGCGGACGCGCACCAAGGCCTCGCCGGATTCAAAGACCGTATTCATAATCAGCGCCTGGATGCCGTAAAAATCCAGCATTCCGGCCGGGTCGCAATTCTCCACAAAGGCCTGATATTGATCCATCACCAGTTTTTTATCGTCCGGCGATCCGCTGGACAGATAAGGCGTGATGCCGACGCCCACCACATTGGATTTGATCACCCGTCCCGCGCGAGCGCCCCAGGCGCTGTTCCGCACCATGTCCCGCGACCGGGCCCGCAGGCGCGCGACCCACGGGCCGATTTCCGCATTCGCGGACGTGCCGTGCGCGACCCATCCTTCCGTCCGCCGTCCGGCCTTGCCTCCGTCATAGGCGCGGGCCATCTCCCGAAACGCCCTGCGATAAGACAACCGGTCCGCCGCCGCCCGGGGCGAAATCACCGACAGCGCGCGTTCAAAAAAATTCGGCTTCATGTTTAAAAATCAGTCCCTGCTAAATGACGTGACAATGGCCTGTGCGCCGGAGACGGAGGCGGACAATTCCCCCTCGACAAACTGGACGGCCCGCTTCAGATCGGATGTGGAGCGGTACCGCACCCGCCGACCATCCTCTTCCACCTCCAGGACCCCGTTGGCGAGCGCCGTTTTGAGATTATCCAGATGTTCTTGTGTCACAGCCATTTTTTAAATCCAGTTATCGCGGATATTTCCCAGAAAATCGTCCGCCCGCGACGATGGCGCAGTGCGGACATCTTCCGGCTCTTTTTCAACACCCGCCTCAGCTGAGGCGGGATCTTCGTAAAGACGGGAGGCCGCCAGGAATAAATCGCCCTGATCGTCCGGAATCTCCCGCGTCTGCATCAAATTGCGCCAGTCATTTTCATCCATCAGCGACAGCCCCAGATGCTCGGCCGCCGCCATTGCATATATCCGGCAATCCAGAAGATGGTTCGGCCCGGACTGACGCCAGCTATGGACTTCCCGGCCGTTCGCCTTGACCGTTTTTTTCAGATATTCGGACGTGATCTGCTTAAAAAAGTCGATTTCGTGGCCTTCGCAAAAAAAACAATAGCCAGGCGGATTGTCGTGCTCCCCTTCTTTGCAGCCTTTTTTGTCAAGATTCGCATAAAATTCTGATTTCAGGCCCCATGTCCCGACATGCCACAAATTGACGCCGTTTTTAATCACCTTGCCGTCATAGCCCACGTCCTGCGGGCTGGGCTTGCGGGTGATCGCGGGCGCCTGCCATCCGTCCGCGCCCTTGATCGCCAAGGCGTTCGGCATCCGCCGCGCCCAGGAATAGACCGCATTGGTGTTAAATCCGGAATCGACCGCGAATTTCTCAATCCCCCAGCTGTTGCCATAGGCGTCCGGATAGCGCCGCATATAAACCTGCGTCAGGTCCGCCCAGACCGGGCCGGTGCGGTCAGACGTGTCCCCGGTCAGAAAACCGTAATCAATCCCGTAACTGGTCCCGCCCGGTCCCCAGGCGACGACCTCATAATAAATTCCGTTGGCCTGCACGTCCGCCCCGGCGGTCAGAAACAGGCCGCCGGGCGGGATGGATTTTAGGCGGTATTCTTCGCGGCGGGTATAAAGCCGCTGATAATCCGGGGCATCCCCCTTTTCTTCCCACGGCAACCCCAGATAGAGGTTGTAAAAAGCCTTCAGTTTGACCGGATTGTCCCGGGCCTTGAGGAACTTATCAACAATATCGTCCCACGGCACAAACGGGCTGATAAAAACATCGACGTGAAAACTGGGCTCCCGGCCCGGGCCGGGATTTGTCGGCACCCACCGCCCGGACGCCACCATGCTTTTTTTCTGATGCTCCTTGATTTCCGACCCGCAATGCGGGCAGCTGAAAAACGGCTCATAGGGTTTTTTCGTGCGGAAATGGAAAATCTTGTTGTTTTTATCGAAATGGAATCTAAATTCACCGCCGCAATGTGGGCAGGGCACATGATAAAACCGCATGTCGCCCGCCTCAAAGCCCGCGTCGATCCGCGACACGCCCTTGATCAACGGCGTCGATATTTTAAATTTTTTCCAGTCGCCGGTCTGGCGATACGCCATAAACCGCCCGTCCGCCAGTTCTTCCGGATCTCCGTCATCGCCAACTTCCGCGGGCCAGCGGTCCACCTCGTCGTAATAGCCCAGCCGAATTGTCTTTGACGACAGGGCGCTCGGCGAATTCGCGCCGGTCAGGATCAGGTAGCCGCCCGGAAAACGCTTGGTCATGGACGTGGATCCCTTGCCCGTCCCCGCCCGCTGATCCCGCACCAGTTTTTTTAATGGCGGGCTCGCCTCGATCAGGGGCTGGAATTTATCCTGAGCGAAATCCCGGGCATCGCCGTCCGTCGGCTGAATCAGCATTGAATTCGACGGGTGATACTTGATCGCATATCCGGCAAGGACCATCATTACGGTCGATAGCCCCGTTTGCGCCGATTTCCGAATACAAACCTCGTTGCAGGGGTGGTCCGGATCGCCGCACTCCAGGATTTCCCCGATATACGGCGTGTGCTCCAGGCTGTATTTATCGCCGGCGAACGGACCGTCGATCACCGTGATATTGCTTTCGGCCCAGGCGACAATGCCCTCCTTTTCCACCGGCGCGATGGCGGCGGCGGCGGTCCGGCCGACGACAATGGACGCTTCCGCAAAATTCATTCGTCAGATTCCGACATTTTTTCAAGACGCTCGGCCAAGGCCGTCCGCATGGCGCCAAGCCTCTCCTGCAAATAGACCTGTATCTCGCGGCGGTCCGTCATCGTCGCCAGATCCCCGGACACCGTTTTCGGCAACCGGTCAAGCCGGCTGGCGACCTCGCCAAAGGCCATCGCGATATGCTCTTGAACCCGCGTGACCTCGACAAGCTCGCCGGCATCCCGCGCCAACTGCAATTCCTTCCGCCGGGCGGACGCCTCGATATCCCGCGCGCGCCATTCCTGCAGCGGGCTGAGGGCGGCGGGCTCCAGCGGTAAATCTTCACCGACCGCCGGGTCCTGAATCGACGCCGCCTGAACATCATCCCGGGAGGACAGATCACCATCACATCCAATCATCTGGTCCTTGGCTTCAAGGCCGGCATGATTTCCTACTTTTACCGGATCCAGGTGGCTTTGGCGGTAGAGGCGATATTCGGTCATGCTGATCATCACGGACCGGCCCTTGCGGCCCTTGATCAGCGCCGGGTTCTTGTCCACGTCCCGTTTTACCGTTGACCGGTTGAGGCTCAGAATTTCGGCGGCACGGGACATGCTGACGATATCCCCGTCCGCAAGCGGCAACTCAGGCGCCGAACGATTATTTTGTCCCGGGCAATTGCCTTGCGTTGCCGACTGTTGCATTTGGATGTTGCACCATAACTGATTGTTGCATCACATTTTTTACCCCCCGCCGAGAAAACCCTTGGGCCCCGTCCACCCGTATAGCGCTGGTCGCTGGGAAGGACCCGCGCCCACGACATCGCGGCGGCTTGCTCTCAACTCACTGATTATGCAGAGTTTTTTCCTGCCGGCCCCAAAAAAAGCCCAGCGCCTGTGAGACGGCGGCCCCGCACTCAGAAGAGCATGGGGCTGCGCCCCACCGGCGCTGGTAGGCCACTCCCACCCAAATGAACGGAGACGTAAAAACATGACATGAGAATAAAAAAACACCGCCACCGGAAACCACCCGGGGCGGGTCTCTTAGCCTGGACACAATCCTAGGCTTCGGAAAGCATGTCAAACTTTATCCCACATGTCAAGCCATCTAGTGAGACGTAATTAACATCTTCTGTCCACGGCGCGCGGGAATGATCAATCCCAGACACGACAAAGGACCGCAAGGCCCCGGGATTCTTGGCGAAATGATCATGGACGGCGGAAAGCCCAGCCCAGAAATCACCATACATCCGTCGGGCGAAGTCGATATTCTCCTGCGACAGCAATGACTTCACCAGGCAAGCATAAGGCCGCCGCCGGTTGATTTCATCCCGATACAACACGACCGGACGGCCGCGATGATCCCGTACCGGCCCCAATTGCGGCCGCGCGGCTGGCATCCAATTCGGCGCGACGCCACCATGGCCGTAGTTGATCAGAGCCCCTATTTGAAAATGAGACAACTGCCGCACAACCTGGTCCACGGCTTCGGCGTCCGGATGCAGCGCCCCTTTGTCCGCACCAAAATAATCCACAACTGCCCGCAATTCTAAAATTCGGCAGACACGGAATGTGCTTGTGGTCGCCCTTTGTGACCCCTCCACATCATCGGTGCTGCCGGCGTCTGCGCGCTGAACGCCATAAGTCCATTTAATCAATTCTTCGACCGTGACCTTGTTTTTCATATCCTCACCCGTATTAATTGTGTGTCCCACCTGTCCCACTTACTTTTTACTGCTGGGACACCCCTAACTGATTGATTCTATTATTACTGTCCCACCTGTCCCAGCTGTCCCAGTATAAAATGATATATATACGCGCGGGGCTGCGCGCGTGTGCGGGGTTTTTGCTGGGACAGCTGGGACAGGTGGGACACTCGATTTAAATTCAATGGCTTACGCCTCTCGCATACTGGGACACTGGTGGGACACTGGTGGGACACTTGCCCGCTTTTACGCCGTCTCATCACACCCCCAATCCATCGGGTGCCCGATCATATCTTCAAAATGCGCCCGACACTCATCCAGACCCGGCATGGTATAGCCCCACGCGCGGCTATGCACGCCGTCCTCCATCACCGTCCGCCGCACCCTGGCGGACCCCGGCGCGAGCTTATTTTTTATCATCTGCGCCAACTGGTTGTCCGGCAGCGGGAAGCGGATCCCCGTCTTTTCGCAATGTATTTGATAGGACGTCAAGGCCGTCCGCGTTTTGACGAAAGGGTACCAATCCGCCCCGGAAATATGCACAGACCCCCTGCGCAAGCACTCAAACCACCATTGATAAACAGGGTCAAGGCTGTTCAGCTTCTGCTCCAACAGCGCCTCGGTCTTCGGGATATGCGCCAAGTCCACACTGTCCAGATCAAAGTCCATCAGCCAGGCCAGCAGCGCCTCATAACCCCCCGCCTCCATCTCATCATACAGCTTCCCGAAATACTCCCGATCCTGCTTTTTCTCTTCGCCGATGTCAAGGACGCAGAATCGCCGCTCGTCCATGCCCGCCGGCACGACAAAGTTGTGGTTTGAGGAAATCATCAAATGGATCCGGTTCTTGACCATGATCGGGTCCACACCTTTTTTCTCCACATACTGCCGGTCGGCCGTGACCAGACCCTTCAGCCGCCCCTCGGCTTTTTTATCCCCCGCCCAAAAACCCTCATCCGCCTGTAATAAAAGGCAACTTTGCATATGCGCGTTGAATTGCCCCAGAAGATATCGCGGATCGTCCGCCAGGCTGTAATGCCGGCCCAGAAGATGGCCCATCACCTTGCCCACCGTGGTCTTGCCCGATCCCTGCCCGCCCCGGATCACCAGCGCGGTGCCCAGCCTCTCTTCCGGGTGCTGCACCATATGCGCGAACCACCCCATCACCCAATCATATATGTGCGGATCGCCGCTGGCGACATTGTTAAGGATATGGTCAATAAAGGTCGGGCACTTGCGCTGAAAGTTTCCGGGATCGGGGTCCGGGGTAACGGTAAAGCCGCCCCACATATTATAAAACCGCCCCGGATCACTGCTGGGATTGAACACCAACCCCATATACTGCCGGCGGTCCTTGGCCGACAGCCAAAGCTTGGTATAGGGGATACGGACCTCTTTCATTTCCTCACCGTTGCGACCGGCAGGCTCTTGGGTGACATAGACCTTGTTGGCCATCCACTTGACGAAACTATCCACCGACAGAAAGCGGATATCCTTGTCCCCGTCCGAATCCTCGAATTCTTGCAGGATCATGGTCTTGTCACCGACAATGATCATGGCAAATTCCTCGTTCATCCGTTCGATGATCGATCCATAATCACCGCCACCGGGAAAAACGGTGACATTGTTCTGAAACCGGGCGGCTATATCCTGTTCACCGCTGGATGTGTCCGGCCCTGATTTCGTCTTTTTGGTCGCCACTAAAACAATACTCCCTGTGGATCCTTTTTCTTTTTATGGCCCGCCGGCGGTATGGATGGCGGCGGGGTGAATTTTTTGGCGGGGCGCTCCCAGTCGTCTAAGTCCGGGTGGTTTTCACTAACCACCAAAATCCCGGTTTCCTTCCAGCCGTCCCGGGCAACCTGATCCGGATCCCGTCGCGTTGTATGACATCTGGACAGGCTGCTGCGGACAGTGATTTTTTTGGCCGCCTTTGCTTTTTCAGGTTTTCAAACATCGGGATCTGTTCCGGCCCGGGATCCGGCACAAACATATCTTCATAAGCCCGCCGGATCCGGTCACAGGCCACATCGAAATAGTCCGGGTTTTGCTCGATGCCGATAAACCGCCGACCGGACTTTACACAGGCCACGCCAGTGGTCCCGGACCCCATGAATGGATCAATGATCACCTGGCCCTTGTTTGTGAAATCTTCCAAAATTTCAAACATCAACCGCCAGGGCTTTTCAGTCGGGTGCCGACCATCACGATCCGGCGGGTTAACCAAATGACTGTAAACCCCCCGCTTGCCGCCGGCGTTCCAGGTGGAATATCCCCGACCCGCCCAGCCGCAGACAAAATTTTCGTATCCCATGGCCGGGCCCTGCCCATTAAGCTGCGGGGTGCTGTCCGGCTTGACCCAAATACAGGCGCGCTTGTATTTTATGGGGGAGATATTTATCACATCAGCCCAGCGTCCGACCCCTTCCGGGGTGCAAAAAGCAATAAACCAGCCGCGGCAAAGATCGCCGACCTGGCTCGTCACATCTTCCCGGATTTCATCAATGGCGGCAAAGTCAAGTCCCTTGACCGGTGCCCGACCGTCAGTCCTGGTCCGCTGCATGGCCCTTGACTTGGCGTTGTGCATAAAAGCCTCGTATGGCGGATCAAAAATCGCATGGTCCACAGGGTCCAGGCCGGACATCACTTCCAGGCAGTCGCCCAGGATCAAAATACAATCCCCGATCACCTCGATGCGCAGCGCGCCGGGGATCCGGTATTCTTCAGACTGGCCGGGACATGGGGCAATACAGGTCATGCGGCGGTCTCCCTGTCGTCATGGGTCAAAAGCATATCGTTAAAGTCCTTGCCCTGGGCCGGTGGAACAATCACCACATCCAGCCCCAGGCGCTGAAACCGGGCCCGCGACCGCGCCAGCAAACAACGCGCCACTTCCGGATCCTTGTTATCTCCGTCCGGGCATAGCCAGACTTTGGTCACATCATCCGGCAAAACAATACCGGGGCGGGCCATGTCGGGCTTGATGGACGGCAGGCGTTTTTTACCATCCGGACGGAAAGCCAGCCGCCCCTTGCCCTTGCCAGATCCGGCCATATTGCCAAAAGACAAGGCGGCCCAGACCGGCATCCCGCCACCCTTTTCCGGCGGCACGTCGGCCATGGCCTGCATAATGGAAAGCCCGGTTTCAATGCCTTCGCAGATCGCTATTTCCTTGCCGGGCTTCCCGTCAATCCGGTCGCGGGGATCCGCCAACCGGGCCGCGCCCTGGAAACAGGCCCCCATCATCTTCTTGGCGGATTTCATACGGTCGGACTTGACCATAACCATGGGAATATCTTCTCGCCGCGCGGCAGTTAGCGCCGCTTCCCGCGGATAGTCATCAACGGGCCGGCAGGCCAGAAAGGTCCGATGCAATCCGGAAATTTTGCCATCCGGCCCGGTAACGGCCGTCACCATGCAGGGATGATGGTGACCGGTTTCCCCGTCATACTGCTTGGCCTGATAGCGGATGCACCAGGGCAGTCCCCCGAACCGCCGCACATCGATGCCGCGGCCCAGCAGATACATTTCCACCGGCGCCAGGTGGCTGTCTGACGCCTTGTAAAATCCGGTTTCCGCCCGGGCGCGCTGGCGGACTTTTTCCGCCTCCACGTCTTCCGCCGCTTGCCGCGCGATAATCGGCTGCGCCCGCCGCGCGGGCAATCTGTCCGGCGATGCGGCGGCGTCCGGATGCACGAGACCCGCCATATCCGCCAGCGCGCTGAGCGACCGCATGAAGTCCCAACCCTCGTAATTCCTCAGGAAATCAATCTGATCCCCATGCGCACCGCAGCCGAAACAATGATAAAAGCCCTTGCGGTCATTGACGGTGAAGCTGGGCGTTTTTTCCGTATGGAACGGACACAAGCCCATATGCTCCACCCCCTCACGGCGCAGCGGCACATAGCGACCGATCACCTCCACCAGGCTGGTCCGGCTCTTTACATTCCGGATAAAATGAGAATCAAAGTGGTGACTTGACATGCCCCATTCCTTCCCCTGATATTTGCCGCAACCGCCCCTTGGCGTGTGCCAAAACCCCCATCAAGTCATCAATTTCTTTTTCAACCCCAGAAACTTCTGGTTTATCCACCCTGTTATTATCTTCCAGCGCACCATTAATCCTCTCAAACACATCTCCAATTTCCCGGCCCATTCGGGCCATAATTTGGTGCCATTCCGTATCATTGCCGCGGAAATCGGTCGGGATCAGGATATAGCCCAGCATTTCTGCCAGCTGGGCAGTCACAACGGGCGTTTCAATTTCCGCTTCTAGGTCGGCGACCACATCGATGGCGGCGAATACATCCGCCCGGTCCAGATCCTGGTAATCCCTTAATGTGGATTGCCCAACCCGGGTAACGTCTGCCGACGGCCGGTATCCGCCGCCCAGTTTGATCAGCTTGCGCATGGCGGCCTTTAGGGCGTGGTAATCGGTGCTCGGCAACTGGCGTGGATTATAAGGCATCGCAAAAACCTCCCTTTTTTGCGGGGGAAACAGTGACCTGCTTCAGGCAACTTTTGGTCTTGTGATCAGGAATTAAGGAAAAACAACCATGCAAAGAGACAGTTTGACGGGAACCCAGCTTGGGGATCTCAGCGCCGGGGATCTCACCAGCAGAATGACCCGACTGGCCCGGGAGAACAGCCCCGCCGGCAGACTGGCCAGACGACAGCTTCGCGAACGGAAGAGGTTGGAAGACCGGGGCCATCGTCATGCGCCGTCTCGTAAAAGGTCGCCGGGAACCAGGGCCAGGCCGTTATAGTCTACAGCCCCGTCCAGCTTACGGATGATCTCAAAGCCGATGTTTTTCCGGGGCAGGCTTTCGCCGCGCTCATACTTTCGGTAGGTAACAATATTGAGTTCCAGTTCAGCAGCGAGGGCTTCCTGGGTAAGACCACGGGATTTACGATATGCGCGTAGTGTTTTCATTTAAAACTAACCTGTTTCATATCACTTTTAATTTTTTATAGCTATGAAACGGGTCTTATTGCAAGCAAAAACTTTCCTGTAAGGTATCACCATGAAGAACAGGTTGAAAATTTTACGAAAAAAAGCGGGCTTGACCCAGCAACAGCTGGCCGACCGGATCGGCGCGGCTGTGACCACCGTCCGCAAGTGGGAAAATGGGGAGAATAATATCCGCCCCAACTGGTATGACCCCCTGGCCGAGGCCCTACACTGCCACCCTGCGGAAATCTACACCGAGATATACCCCACTATTGAAGCTCCCATATTATCCTGGGTGCAGGCCGGCGAATTTTCAGAAGAGCTTTTGCAAGATACCGACATCGAGGCGGAAAAAGTTATCACAACTTGGCATCGCCCCAGCGTATTTGCCCTGCGGGTCAAGGGCAGCAGCATGAACCGGGTCGCGCCCGACGGATCCGTCATCATAGTCGACTACCATGACCAAGAACTGGTGGACGGAAAATATTACATCATCCGCAACGGCACTGGCGCCAGTTTTAAACGATATCGTAACAATCCGATTCGTTTTGAACCGCAAAGCACTGAAGAACATGATACCATCTTCCCCCATGAGGGCCTGCACGTGGTCGGCCGGGTGGTACAGGTCCTGACAGAACTATAGATTATCCTAATAAGATTAGGATTAACTATAAGGTGATAATACCTCCATTCCCGCCTTAAATATTTTAGGTTGCATTTTGACTTTTTATATGAATTATTAGTAAGGCCTCTGGAGCAGTGGAGGCCGCAGGTCTGCAAACCTGCGACAGTGGTGATACGCCCCACTTTGCCGGAATTGGCCAAACTCCGCCAACTCCACACCGCGCGCAACGGCCTTTACAGGCTAGCGATTATAAGTTTAATAAAATCTTACCCGCACTGCTTTTTACCATATTACAGGAAAAACTGACGGATAGGATCGGGGGCTATAGCAATGAAAAAAAATCATACAACAATCATCATTCGCAATCCGGACAACAAGAATTCCTTTTTGGTGGTCGCCACATCCGACAAAACCAAAAATCAGGTGAAGATCTCAGGCCGTGAAATCGGCCGAAAAAAAATGATTATTTTCGAACTATAGATATTCCAGAAAATAGCGCACATACCGCGGCGGCAGGGCGGCTACTATTTCACCATGCCCCGGGCGGGTAAAGACCACTTCCAGACTGCGGTCCCCATACCCGGATAGTTGATTGACAGGAATCGCCACCTGTATCATTTCAAATATCTTGCAGCCGTCAATGGTTTGGATACAGTTGCCATTGCCAGACCCCAGCAGCTTCCAGTCTGCCGGCGTCCCATCCCGGAATCTGGCGCCGGTAACGCCATCCAGATCCCCTTTATACCGGCTGTTCACAAACATATAAAATCGGCGGGATCCGTCGGCCGACTTTTCCGCCCGCAGGACCTGCACCAAGTCAATATAGGCATAAGCCTGGAAACTGGGCCCAACCACCACCTGCCCGCCGCCCTGTTCCGGCCTCGCCATTAGACTGGAAAAATCTGCCGGCGTCATTTCCCACAGCTGATCCAGCGTCAAATTATCAGTTTCCATATCCAACGGCGTCCGGCTGCATCCAGCCAGCAAAATACACCCTAAAATAATCAGCTTTTTCACAGCGACCCCCTATGTTGCCAGCAACTTCCAGCAGCGTACCACAATCGTTTCTTGACAACTAACCTGTTTCATATCACTTTTTTTCTTGACAACTAACCTGTTTCATATCACTTTCATCCTTGCCAGTACCGATTTGGACAGAACGGCGCCGGCGGGATCTCGGATCCCCCCAAGTCTGACCCCGCCGGCACTCACAAGGGATCATGGGAAAATGGACAGCACAAAAAACATCTCGGAAAAGGCCTTGCAGGCGGATAAAAAGGACGTCTTTTCCGAAGTCAAGGCGACAGGCTTTGACACCAACATCATGACCGACAATCAGGAAATCCCCGAATTGCCGGCCAATCTATCGGAATGCCGACGGATCACCGCAACGGGAAAGATGATCGACCTGCTGGATCCCCAGCCGGAAGACATTGATTTTAACGTGATCGCCCATTCCCTGGCCAAACAATGCCGCTGGACCGGGCACACCAACCTGTTTTACTCAGTGGCCCAGCACAGCTTCTTGATGGCCCAGCATATGCCGCAGCCGCTGCAAGCTTACGCCCTGCTGCACGATGCTCATGAAGCCTATATTGGTGACATCCCCCACCCCCTGAAAGCGATAATGGGGCCACATCTGAACACAGTCACCGAACGGCTGGACGCCGCCATCCATGCCGCCGCCGGCCTCGACTGGCCGCTGTCACCTCACCATAAAAATATGATCCACATGGCCGACAGGGCCATGGCGCGCGCCGAAGCGGAAGACCTACTGCGCACCGATCCTGCGGAAGACAATCATTTTGACAGCCTGCCCAGCCGTCTGGTCCCGCATATTCGCCCTGTGGCATGGGACCGGGCGCTGGACATCTTCCTTGACCACCTTCAGCGGTATGTCTTTTGCCGCACATCAAACAAAGGGGCCGCCAATGGCATCTGTTAATCTGGAAACACAGACCCTGAATTATTTCATTGCCTGCAACTGGCTGCGGGATCCTGACAAACCCCGGCACAACAAAGACCATGCCGTGGCGATACTTCACGCCATTGAAGCCCGCCGTGATCTTGGGCACCTGCCCCTGCGGGCCCGGCAGGCCTTGGTCCGCCATTACAAACAGACCGGACAGGAACAGAAAGCCCGTGCCATTTCCGGCAACTTGATCACTTTCGGCCTGCCCAGCGGTCCCGTTTCTGGGATCATGCAGAAAATATACAGCTTCCGCCGGCCGGATACTGATCCGGCCAAAGACAATCCAACAGGGGACGGTGCCGCATGACCCGGATTAATTTCAACAGCAGGCGGACCCTGCGGGCCGTTTCCAAACATCTGGAAACCATCGGCGCGCGGGGCAACCTGCACCACATCGGGGATCAATATGAAGGGGGTTATATCTCATGGTAACGACCGACACGAATTTTATTTTATCTGCAAAATCGCAATCACGTTGGCGCGGGTATAGCGCGAAACACCACCTGCCACTGGATCAGGATCCTGTCATAGGTTTCCTGGTCGGCTTTGCCGCCGGCGGCACCATATTTAGCCTGATCGGCTTTGGCCTCTATCTATTGCTTGGGTGAGAAAAATATAATGCCGCCGCCTTATGCAATATTCCTTTGTGATGAAACGGGCATCATGGCCGCCCCTTGGGCCGCGGCAGGGGTGATCTGCTACCTTGTGGATCCTGCACACCCCCCCGGGATTACCCGCAAAGGAAACATCATTCAGCTGGGTGGCGTTATCGCGCCGGATCTCAATTTACCGGAATATGATCATTGCCTTGATTTTATCGGCAACCTGATCCGCAGTGGCCGCGTGATATTTGTCGGCGGCTTTCCACCCTGCACAGATCTAGCCGGATCCGGGGCAAGGCACTGGCAGGGAAAGTTTACCAGGGATCGGTATTTTCAGGCCAAGGCTGCCTTGATCCTAGAACAATGCAGAACTATCGGGACCCTGTCCGGTGCCCCATGGTTTTTTGAAAACCCACGGGGCGCCGCATCCGGCATCATGGGTCCGCCTAATTTCAGCTTTAACCCCTGTGATTTTGGCGGATATCTCCCGGAAGATGACGAACATCCGCTATGGCCCGACTATCTGCCCCCACGGGACGCCTACCCCAAAGAAACTTTTATCTGGGCAGGCGGTGGTTTCATTCGCCCGGATCCGAAGCCCGTGGATGCTCTGGATTATTACCCGGGCTGGAAAAAGCTGGGCGGAAAATCGCGCCGCACAAAAAAAATCAGATCCGCCACACCGCGCGGCTGGGCGCAGGCCGTTTTTGAAGCAAACTATAAATTAAGGATTGCCGCATGAATCCCCATGAAGAAGAAAGACCGGCATGGCTGGAAAGCCAGACCCCCGAAGCCATCCGCAGGCAGAAAATTAAATGGATCATCTCCCCGGTGATCATGATCATTCTGGCCGCTTGCGCCGCATACTGGCTTAGATAAGGATCCAGCCATGACCAAGATCCAGTGGACAGACAAAACCTGGAACCCTATCGCCGGCTGCAGCAAGGTGTCAGAAGGCTGCCGCAACTGCTACGCCATGCATCTGGCTTGGCGACTGGGTCACAATCCAAAGGTTGCCGACAAATACGCCGGCACCGCCTTCCGGGACAAGCACGGGGAAAATAAAAGCAAGGTCCGCTGGACCGGCTACATCACTTTTGATGAAAAAGCTTTGCAGATCCCGCTGAAGGAAAAAAAGCCCACCCGCTATTTTGCCAACAGCATGTCCGACCTGTTCCACCAGAACGTCACGGATGACGTGATTGATCAGATCTTTGCGGTTATGTCCCTGTGCCCGCATCACACTTTCCAGATCCTGACCAAGCGGCCGGGACGCATGCAGGACTACCTGAAAAATTATCACCGCAAGGTTGAATGGCTGAAAGCAGCCCAGCAACTTGATGGCCAAGGGAAGCTCAAAAAAGGTATCCTGTTCACATTAAAAGAACCCCTGCCCAACGTCTGGCTGGGCGTCAGCGTGGAAGACCAGAAAACGGCAAACGAACGGATCCCCATCCTGCTGGACACCCAGGCCGCCATTCGATGGATTTCCGCCGAACCGCTGCTGGGACCGGTCGATCTAACAAAAATAACTTGGGGGGATGATTTTATCTGGGCGTGCACAGACGCCTTATCAGGTGTCGATACATGCCTGGAATTTCCTGGGGAGCCACGCCCCTCCAAAAGTAAACTTGATTGGGTGGTAGCTGGCGGCGAAAGCGGCAAGGATGCCCGCCCCATGCATCCGGATTGGGCTCGGTCCCTGCGGGATCAGTGCCAAGCGGCAGGGGTGCCCTTTTTCTTCAAGCAGTGGGGTGGGTGGGCTCCCATCATAAAAGACAACCGGCACTTACTTCTACTTCTCACCAAAAAAAGATGCCGACACTTTGGCGATGGAACAACAATGTATCTGGCCGGCAAAAAAGCAGCTGGAAGTCTGCTGGACGGCCGCACCCATCTTGAATTTCCGGAGACTGATCAATGACCGACACCCCTGACGGCGAACCCTGCCACTGGAGCCGTCTGGACAAAAATTTACCCGTTGGCCTGTGCAGCAAATGCATCCGCCTTTTGAACTGGTGGGATGACCAGCAAGAGAAATCGGGGCAGTAAAATGACCAGATCCTGGCCGGCCTATATGCGCAAAGATACCGTTATGGAGTACCTGGATATCAGGTCCGAAACGGACTGGACGCGCTGCACTAAAGGCTGGCCGGGCTTTCCCCAAAAGGACCCCGCAACAAAGCGCTGGTTAAAAAAGGAAATTGACATCTGGCTGGATCGCCGCCACCATCTGACAGGAAATACGGTAAATGACATGGACGCAATCATCCGCGCGGCAAATGGTTAAACTCAAAGACCTGAATTATGTTAAACGGGTCATCCGCCATAACAAGAAAAAGGCGGACGCGATATATTATTACTCAGTCCCGCCGGGGATGCCCCGGGCAAAAATTCCTTACCCCATTGGCTCAGAAGAAAACTGCGCCGCCCGCTTTGTCAATTATGTCCTGACTAGGAACGAACTCAGCCCGAAAAAGAAACGCGACAACCAGCTGGGCAAACAGCCCCCAGAACCGGGCAGCATGTCCCACCTGGTGGCCATCTATCGCGGTGATCGGGATCTGGATATCATGCCACATATTTTCTGGGCGCGGCTGAAGGAAAAAACCCGCAAGGATTACACCCGTTACCTAGATATTATTAACGAACGGTTCGGGCCCTTCCAGGTCCGGGATTTCACACCGGAAGCCATCGCAAAATTCAGGGATAGCTTGGCCCAGGTTGATGATACCGGCTTGCCTAAAAAACCCTATGCCGGCAACAACGCCCTGGCCGTCATGAAGGCCCTGTTTAAAGTGGCCATCCTGAAAACTTCGATTTTTAACATGACCGTCAATCCAGCCCGGGACGTCGGTAAGTTCGGCAAAAAGGATGGCGTCCGCGCCCGCCGGCAATTTTGGACCTATGAACAGCAAGAAACCTTCTGTCAGGTCGCGGACAAACTGGATCCGCAGATCGGGACAGCCATCCGCCTGCTGGCCTATTTTGGACAGCGCCCGGGCGACACCCTCGCCATGAAGGACACCGCATACGACGGGGAAAAAGTGGATGTGGTCCAAGAAAAAACCGATGAACGGGTCCGCATCCCGCCGCACCAGGATATCAAGCCCCTGCTGGATAGGATCCGCCAGCAAGCCCGGGACAGGGGACGGATCGGCGGACCTATGATCGACTTTGGCTTTAAAGGCGCTGATCTATATTCCCACTTTTCCAAACGCTGGGATCTGGTCAAGGCCGAAGCTGTAAAGCTGGATCCGGACCTGGCCGATCTGCGCCGGCAAGATCTGCGCCGCACGGCCGTGATCCGCCTGTCCGAAGCCGGCTGCGAAGTCCCCCAGATCAGCGCCATCACCGGCCACACTCTGGCATCAGTCACCCATATTCTGGAAACCTACTTTGTCCGCACCGAAGTCATGGCCGAATCCGCTATCACCAAGCTGCAGGACTGGCAGCAGGCGCAGAAAAAAAAAGAGGGATTAATATGCCAGGGGAAAAATCTGAAATTAGAAACCTAATTGCAAACGCGGTCACAAAGGTGAGGCAGCAAGAAATAGACCAAGCATGGGTGCAGGTGGATATCCTCCATCCCTTGGCCAAGAATCTAATTTTGGAAGAGAATATGATCACTGGCAGACGCCGACATTGCACCCTTGATGACATGGTTTATACACCAGGATGGCCGAAAGGACTGTGA